GAAAGAATGGCGACTTCAATAGAAAAGTAACAACAGATAAAAAGTTGTTTGAAGAAAAGCCACGACCATTGAATCCTTTCGCGCTTCCGAAGTCATACGCGAAAAAAAGAAGACACGTTGAATTAACCGGTACGAAGTTCTTGATTCTTTGCGATTTGCATTTTCCATACCAAGACAACGAAGCTATTGAATGCGCGATAAATGAAGGTATCAAACAAGGCTGTGATTCAATTATCTTGAACGGTGACGCGTTAGATTGCCACATGATTAGCGACTTTGTTAAAGATCCGCGCAAGCGTAAATTCAAAGACGAACTTTATTCAATCCGTCAATTTCTTGCGTCGCTTAGACACACGTTCCCAACAGCAAACATTTACTACAAAGAAGGCAACCACGAAGAACGCTACTGGCGTTACATGAGAATCAAAGCACCCGAACTATTCGACATCGACGCGTTTGATTTTCCAACGCTTACCCATTGCGACAAGCATAACGTTAAATGGATTGACGGAAAAAGCAAATTGAATATCGGTAAACTTTCAATCTTTCACGGACACGAGTTCGGCAAACAATTCCTTCCTTCTGTCAACGTGGCGCGTGGGTTGTTCATGAAGACAAAGGTGAGCGCGATGTGCGGACACCACCACCAAACAGCGGAACACAACGAGCGCGACGCTAACGGTAAGTTTATTACTTGTTGGGGCGTAGGTTGTTTGAGCGAGCTTAGTCCCGACTACAATCCGTATTCAAAATATAATCACGGGTTCGCTATTGTGAGTAAAGGAAAAAATGGTTACTTTAGCGTCAACAATTACCGAATACATGAAGGTAATATTTTATAAACCTAAAAAAAACGACTATGATTATTGCAATTATTTTTCTTTTCAGCGCGCTAGTTAGCGTGTTGTGGGTTCGAGGCATCGACAAGATGGCTAGCGAACACCCAGACTACGACGGAACTGATTTTATCTAAACGCACAATGGACAAAAGAGAATACCAACCCGACGCACTTATTGTTATAATTGCAACATCTGTTTTTTGGATGCTTGTTTGTTTAGCTTTTTGGAACTTCAACCCGAAGATTCAGACCGAAATACAGATACAAAAACAAGACAGTATAATTTATTACAACAGCGGCGAATACGACCGTTTGTTGCAAGAAGAAATTGATTTATACGGAACATATCGACGCTATGAAGACGCTCAACTTACAGCCAAAACGACCTACCGCACTCGTCGTGATACTATTCTTGTTCTCGATACTATTCGTAAAACTGATATTGTCTATTTAATCAATTCATGCGACAGCGTTATTGCTTCCGATTCGCTTGTAATCGACAACCTGCAAGAACAAATAAACATCAAGGATGAAAAGACGAACAACTTAGAAGAAACGGTTGTTGCTTATGAACAAAAGACTAACTTGTTGAGCGAACAAATTAACACTTTAAACGTTGAAAATAAAAAGTTAGACAAACAAAAAAAGCGCAGAAACCACGCTTTAGTTTTTAGTTCGTCCGTTGCTATTTTGTCGACGTTTGTTCTGTCAATTTTACTTTAGATTCTTCAACGAAGAACTTCATTGAGAACTGGATTGCTTCGCTTAAAAAAGTGTTGCGACTGTTCTCTCCACGTTTCTCGTCAATCTCGTTCCAAAGGTCTTTGTGCAAGTACACACAAATTCCTTTCTTAGTTTTGCTCTGCGCCATCTTCTTTGTTTTTAGTCATCATTGTTCCAATCATTAACGCTAAGTAAATTTTCTCTTTTGCGTTCAAGTCTTTCCGTTGAGAAAGTTCCAGAAGGATATCTCCGAGAATCTTTCCCTGTTGGAAGTAGGTTGCTATTGAATTAACGATTTCGCGCTCACGATCGTATGTCATTTTGAGCGTTTCGTAAAGTGGTTTGTTTTTCATTTTGTAAATATAATTAAGTTATGCTAACCTACAACGTATTGTCCATAACTTGGATTAAGCTCGAAGTACATTCTCATCATTATTGCGTCGGCAACGTCAGGCGAAATACCTTCGCGGTTCTTGATTACGTCTTTCGGTGTGACTTGAAGTTTACCGTCTACGTCTGCGCGGTGTCGCTTAATCATTTCGAGTTCACGAACGATTTGTTCTTTGCGCGTACTGGATAGAATCGTGACCTTGTTTTCTTCAACGTATTGCGCAAGTTTATAATAACATTCGCTTTTCAAATTTTGGTATTGCGGGTGCTTTGGTTTAGATCCGTTGACAAACCCGCGACATTTCAAGAAGTCAACAACACCACCACCAACTCCGTCTTCGTCGCACACTACGTCTTGCAATAAAATCGAATGCTGTTGACAGGTTAAACGAACTTTGTTGACGACTTCATCCAACGCTGCACGATTCATTTCAATTATATCAATGATAGTAAGACCTTCCCAAACAATTATAATCGTTCTATCCTTACCAAAACGCGCTATGTCGGCTGTGATATATTTCTTGCCTTCATTGATTACTTCGTTCCTAAACATTCGAAGAAGATTCTCCGTTTGAAACAACTTGTCGCTGTCGTCGTCAAACTCCCAATTGCCTTCTAAAAGTCTTTTGCGGTCATACTCAGGAAGTCGTCTAAGAGATTCAATGTAGGCAACCGGTAAGAACGGATTGTCCTGCGGTAACGCTTGCACAAACGCGCGGTGTGAAGGTAGTTCGTTCCTGTTGTTCTTCATGTAGAACTCATTGTACAACCAACCCTTCGCAGGATTGCAAGACAAGAAACCTTTTGGTATTAACCCGAACTCGTTTAGTTTATAACGACAACGAGAGTGAACAATGCTGACCGCTTTTTCAGTTACTTCGGAACACTCGTCAATAAAGTAATCTGTGATTTCTAACGAACCAAGACTGTTGAAGTTAACGTCCGAAGGATATGCAAATAAGTCTTTCAAAACAATTTCGCTTCCATTAAAGAACTTAATCACGTTCGATTGCCCGTTGAAAGTGTAGTGTTTATTCGCTATCAATCCAAACTCTTCAGCTGTTTCAAAGAACGTGTTTAAGGTCGTCTTTTTTAAGGTGTCTAATTTGCTTCGACCAATAAGCGAACGCGTCCCTGCGTACTTCAAACGACGTTGTATTTGCCACATACAACCGAACTTCGTCTTACCACCGCCTGCCGCGCCACCGTAAAGTAATTGTTCAACGATGCTGTCGGTGTTCAAATAGTTTAACGCTTCAACTTGACGCGGTAGGTAGGTTGGTTTATACGGGTTCATCTATTCTAATCATTGCGTAAGAAATTGGAATGAACGCGACAGTTTTTGTTCTTATTGTGCATCGATGAAACATTTCATTTCCTTCATGATATCCTGCTACTTTATCACATAAAACCTCATGCGCTTCACCTGTTAATGGGTGAATGAATTTGTACTTTTTCATTAAAATAGTTTTAGTTGTAGTTTTTCTAACCTGTCCATTTCAGCAATTACTTTAAAAATTTCATAAGCAACTTGTGGAACAATAGCATTTCCGTAACCCTTTATTGATTCTGCTCTCCACTTTGGAAAGGTAATTGAGTCCAATTCGGTGGGAAGCCCATCATCTCCGCCACAAATCGGGGATTGAGATGGGAACGTGTTCCAAAAGCCTCGTTTATTTGACTGCCTAAATCGTCCCCTTTCCAGTTCTCCGTTTTCCAATGCATGTTTTTGTCCGATGTTCTTGGTGTATGCAGCAAACCCATGTTCAACATTCTCGGTAATGTCATTGAATGCATTGACCCCTCGCTCACTTGAGAGCTCTTCATTTCTCCACTTGCGTTTGTGCTGTCGAATACTGTTGGAGTTGGAAGCAACGAACCAAATTCTATCTCGCCTGTGCGGTGCGCCAACGGCACAAGCTGGCAATAATATCGGTTGTACGGTGTACCCTTGACTTTCCAAGTCAGTGCACACTTCTTCGAAGACCACTCCCCCGTTCCAATTAGTAAGTCCACGAACATTTTCGCCCACAACGTAGGTTGGCTTAATCTCTGAAATTGCTCTGAGCATGTGCGGCCAGAGGTGTCGCTCGTCCTCTTTCCCAAGTCGCTTACCTGCGCTTGAATATGGTTGGCATGGGAATCCACCGGTAAGGATATCAATTGATCCTCGGTGAATAGAGAAGTCTGTTTTTGTGATGTCTTCATAACTAATTGAATTAGGCCAATAATGATTTAATACTTTGCGTGGAAAGGGCATCCATTCACAATGAAACGTGTTGTTCCAACCCATCCATTCGGCAGCCAAGTCAAAGCCACCTATTCCGCTAAACAACGATCCGTGATTCATTGCTTCGATAAATATAATTTGTACAACTCACGCATTCCTTCGAATTGAATCGATTCCTTCAATAGCTGTCGTTTGCGGTCACTCATTCGCTCAACCATTGGTTTGTTCAACTGTTGTTCGAAGTAAATGTTCTTGCGTGCCTTCGCTTTGCAAAGTTTGTATTCTTCGTCCGTGAACGTATCGGCGGTAATGTAGTTCGCCTCTTCGAGCCAACGCATAAGCGACACCGCACGAATCTCGATAACCGTGTACTTTCCTTTCTTATAACTTGCAATATCTTCGGCTAACATCCTTCGCCAGCTGTCATCGTTTACCGCCATTTCTTTTTCTTTTAGTTGTTTTGATTCCTCTTCTTTTGATTCCGCGATTTCGCGTTGTATTTGTAGATTTGCTTTATCGCGGTATGGTTTGTAGTGCGTCAACACGTCACCAATAAACACCACGCTCAACGCTCCAAAGTGTTCGCACTTCTTGTCTAACTCATTCGCTGCGTTTAATTCGAACGCAAGATTGAAGTGTTCGAACGTCACCCACCGAAAGTGTTTCCCTATAAATTCGTGAAGCATCTGGAGTAGTTGCGCTTCAGGAAGTGCGATGCCATACATAGCGCAAACCTTTGAGCATAACTTTACGAACGCAGGTAGTTCGTAATCGGCAACGAACGCGCTTTCACGTTCTGCACGATCAACCCTTTGTGTAGTTGTGAGCGTCGTTGTAGATGCGTTGCGCAGCATCGGAATCGAATTTTCCATTTTTGATTTTAGTGTTTTGGTTTGTAGTTACAAATGTAGTTAAGTCCCACTTACGCACGGCAGCCTTCCAATCTTTCATTTGATTGCGTCCAACCTTCCAACCATTTGCCTCGTAGTGTGCATGAAATTTCTCGGTAAATGCAAGCGCGTCTTTGTCACTTAACTTTTCGCAAGCGTAGTCGTATATTTCAACAACGGTTGGCTTCTTGAATGTCGCCTTCTTTTCTTTCGTTGGTGCTGGAAGTTGAGCGGGTTGCGCGTTCAATAGTTGTTGAACTTGCGCTTCGAGAATCTCGATTCTCTTTTTGAGTTGTAAAATTAGCATTGTTTTATTTTTTATTTAGTCCCACCCTTCGCCTTTCGCGTCGTCGTCTGCGTCGTCCCATTCTTGACAATCGAAGCATTTTTTTATTTCTCCGTCGTCGTCGATTAGCTCGTAAGCTTCTTCGTAGGTTTTAA